AATTACCTTCATTGACAGCAGTAATCATTTTTTTAAACTGGCCTAAACGATTACGCCCTAAGTTAAACGCCATATTTACCAATACACGCTGTACATCTTCAGGATGTGAGCTAAAGTTTAAAAACAATGCACACGCATCTTCAACAGCACCCTTACAATCATCATGAAATACTTGTAGAATACGTTCATCTGTGACTGGTGTACCTACAGGCCACGTATACTCCATGTCTTGTTCGGTAACCATATGACCAATACCAAACGTAGGATAGTTCTCAGAACATAAATAGATTTCTGTGACGTACCCTTCATGCTTAACAAGGTCTTCTTTAATTGTTTCAATCAGATTCGGGGGTAACATCAATTATATCCTCGTCGTTAGTAATTGTAGGCACCCCACCAACACCAGTGATTGGGATTGAGACCGCTGAGCGACCTGAATTGTTCTTATCTTTTTCAAAATAACTGACTGGCAACATCCGATCCATTAACAATTTCCATGCCGCCGCCTGATTCTTATGTTCATCGTTTAACGCCGCATCCATAATTGAATCTAACACCTTTTGTGACTTTGGTGAAGCCAACATACGTGCTTTATATTCATTGATGATCGCCGCATCGCCCGGAGGACGACCTCGTTTACCTCTGTTGCCATCTTTTTTAGAATCAACAAGGTCTTTGCGGGGTCTTCCACGTTTTTTAACAGGAGTATTCTCAGTCATACTGTACTCTATAGTAACTAAATAGATTCTAAAGCAATAATAATAATAATTATTGCCTCAGTATTACTTTAGAATGTTAAAAATCATGATGCTAACAGGTGCATAGTTTGTTTTCATCTCTAAAGTAAGTATATTGTAGCATACTTTTTAGAAAAAGTCAAGTCTTTTCTGTACAAACAGTGCAGATTCTGTAAAATAATACTCTCCCCCATTAACTTCAGCGGGTTTCAGCAGTGCTGTTCTCTCCGCAGAGGCACTTTTTAGTTATAAAAACAATATACTTATAACCAAATGATAGATAGGTAAAGTCTATTATACCGATTACAATTATCATTATTTTTTATAATCTAAAATTCACTCTTTTTTGTGTCTGAGCAGGTACTAACAATATTTTACACGCGCGCGCCCCCTCCCCCGCCCCTGCGTAGGCGTACCCGTACACGCATTATGCGCACGCACCCGGTTCATTCTGCGCAGATTGTCGAGCCTGTACAGTCGAGTGAGTGTGTCGAGGTAGTACCCACTAGCGACACCTGACAAAGCTCGCAAGCAACGCCCCAATGCCCTGCACCTGCACCGATCACCCCATACGACTAAGGTCTAATAAAACAATTTGCATTTTAGTGTTGACACCCGTGACAAGTTGCCCCTATGATGACCCCAAGTCGTTGAGGAAGCCCCTCACGGCGGAGCCCCTAGCGGCTCGACATGATCTTTAAGAATACGAGTTTTGCGGTTGAGTACGTCATGCGGCAATTGCTGTGAGTCAGTACCGAGGCTTCCGGTTGAGATGGAAAGGCATCAAGAGATGGCTAGGCATCAGACGGTTACCAAGTACGCTCAGACGATCTCAGGAACGCTCACAACACACTCCCTGTTACATAGTGTGGGCATGCGTCAAATGTTGGAAAGACTGCACAACCCCTTGTGGGTTGACTTGATAGCCTGAACCAACGGGTTATCAACTGAATCCACAACATAGGAAACCGAGAGGTAGTACATGATTACATTTAATGATTGTGCGGTGATATCGCATAGACTAGGTGAGAACAACGATTGCACTGTGAAAGCGGTAGCGATTGCTTGCCAAGTCACTTACGACGAAGCGCATGGGTATCTCAAAAGCCTTGGCCGCAAATGGGGTCGAGGACATCACTGGGCAGGAAATGGACATGGATACACTGAACGCTTAGATAAACTAGGCATTGAAGGTGAGGAAATCGAGTTCAAATCTAAGACAGTCAAAACACTCGCACGAGAGCTGACAAAGGGTCACTACATGGTCAAAGTTAGAGGTCATGTGTTGGCTATCATTGACGGCAAGGTTGAGGACTGGACAGCAGGACGACAGCACCGAGTGTTGAAAGTCATGAAAATCAAGAATCCACGCAACTTGCAGAAGATTGAAGAGCCAGTGGTTATCTCACCAACTGCGCCTAAGGGATTCCGCAAGCTACGCCACAAGAAAGCGGCAAGACTTGGACTTGATCCAAAGACTGGGCTACCATTGAACAGCTAATCAAACGCCCCGCAAGGGGCAAGGAGTAAACCATGCAAGCGTATAAACTGACCTATTATACCGAATTAGGGTATTGCAGGAGGACAATCAAAGAGTTCTCTAGTGATCCAGAAATTGCGGCAATTCAAGCTGATACTTGGTTGAGAAGTCTTGGTCTTGATCTGTACAAAATAGAAATTTATAACCCAAACGCTTTTATCTTTTAGAATAATAGCCCAACTGACGAGGCTGTCTAGCTAACAGCCGAAACTCCAGAGAATCCCTCGCTCTGGAGTCTTGGGAAGCTACACACTGGAGGAAGCAACCATGAAAAACGGGTATAAAACAAAAGACCAATGGCAAACAGCTCTTTGGTTAAACAACGACGAAGGGTTTTACAACCTAATGATGAACGAAACAGAAAAGGCTGTGTACATGAAACAAACGCGCGCTGATGCTGTTGCAAATATCATCAACCAACTACCGGACGAGACACCAGACGGTGCAACGTGGTGTGGTGATACGATTGTTGAATTGGTACTAGAAAATTATAACGAAATGTTGGAGCATAGTTGAGATGAATTTCTTTGAAAACGCATTGTGCGAGCTGATTGACTTGGAAGAAGAACTAGATCGTAACGCCTCAGACTTGGCGAACGGTGACCTTGAGCCAGAGATTCTCATGGATCGAGTCTTAGAACTGCGAGAGATTATCGAGGAGTTCAAAAAGATTCATGTTGGACTGGTCAAACAAGACCGACTAATGAAAGAACTAGCGGAGGTTCAAATCTAATGGAAGAAACAATTTATCAAGCATTGCTAGAGGGTCAGCGGATTGTTGACCTAGTGGAGAAGATCAGAAAACAAAATTCCTTAGACAGTGACACGTTGGAGTGGTGCGATCAGATAGAGCAACGGGTTGACATAATGTTTGCGTCAGCTCACGACAACGCTCACAAAATATGGCAGGATTACACCGACAACGAAAACGGAGGGTGTTTCTAATGGAAGGATTGTTTTTCACAATAGCAGGAATCGCAGGGTTTTCACTTGTGATGGGAATGGGTGGTCTGATCGCTTGGGTCTGTGGGTGTGACTTAAACGAGCCGGAGTACTACGATAAAGACTGACCGCACTGATGAGGTGAGATTGAGCTACTCACCGAAACTGGCAGAGTATTTCCCTCGCTCTGTCAGTCTGCGGAAGCTCCGCAATAAACTTTAAACACTGGAGAATGATATGAGTGATAGAATGACGGGTAACCAAGCCCCAATTAAATTGATGTGGAATAATAGCGTCGGTGATGGTTGGGTGTTATTTGAAACAGAATTCCATGACTGGCCTGATGTGACCAAGTTGGATATGTTGCAGGACTTTATAACCGAACTTGAACAAGAGTACAAAGAGCAATTAGACTTAGCGTTTGGAGACGATGACGATGACTGATAAAACATTACGGGCAATAAACCACACCGCTTTACACGTTAATCAAGCGATTGAAGCACTCGACGATACGCATTTGTTAGACGATGAACGCTTGGACGATACATACCGAAACCTGATTGACATTAAAATCCTGCTAAGGTCAGTGTATGAGGAGTATGACAACATAGACAAGAAAAACTGGGATACAGACATAGGAGACTATTGATATGAGTACTGTTACTTTTAGTGACGGGCGTGTTGCCCTTGAAATTAAACCGAGTGAGATACTTGACGCACGAGAAATGATGACGATGTTCGACGCAGTTGCCGACTATTTACGGGAGATCGGCGTAGATTGCGAAAGTTTCTCACTGTCTTTGAATGTTGAATATTTAGATAAGG